GCTAAACTTGAAAGAGGGCTGGGAAGATCCCCCTCCAATCCACCCTGTTTTGCGGGCGACTGGATGGCGGGGATGTGCGAGTTTGGCGATGGTAGAGGCAGCTGCGAGAGCACGGGCTGGTGCAATGCGTGGCGCAGCCGGCTTCTGTGCCTTAGGGCGCGGAGTGCTCTTTTGACGAGGGGTACTCCGTGGGTTAGCACGAGGGGCAGCAGCGCGAGCGCTATTGCGAGCGCGATGTCGGGCAGCATTCTTACCGTTAGCCATTGGTGTGAAAGACAGAGAAAGATGGGAATAAGAAAAGTACTGTAGAAAGTGAAGGCTAGAGAATTGAGGCGCCGGGCCTAGTCCGGCGCCAAAGGCGGGCCAGTTTATCCACCTGGCCAGGTGACTCACGTTTCTCACGGCTTCCTCCGACGCGGCGCCCGTTTTGGACGCCTAGGCCGGTCTGGAGCCACCCCGTTGATCACCACATCCGGAACCGAGGCTGGGATGTCATATTCACAACAGAGTGGGGCACAATGCACGAAGTCGGACAGCGTTTGACACGCCACCAGAAATGAACGGAATCTTGCGCGATCAAAGGTGGGGAGGATGGACTGCACGTATGCCTCCATCCATTCCTCAGGCTCATTAGGATAAGCCCCTTCAGATCGGATTCTACCATCATCTCTGGACCACCAGCCAACAAGGACACTCCAGTCTTTTGGCAACGGGAGATTATCTGGGCTTAAGCGGAACACAGTGGAGCAGATCTCTCCAAGTATTGGGGTGTTGGCGTCATTGACAGCCAGTGACAGAGTTTTGAAGTATAACTTCAGCTCTGGGGTCCACGGGGCTGCAAGAGAAACGGTGGTGTGGAACTTGGAAAGCGCCCTAGGTATGTCAGACACCGAATTGGGTGATCCGTACCATACACCAGGTCCGTAGACGCGCGCGAGAAACTCAACACCGAACTGTCCCCGCCGGACTTGTTCGATCTCAAGTGTCAAGCCCAGATCCTGCGCTGCCCGAACGTAAATCGCTTCAGGCACATCTGCAGTAAGACCGTCATCCCCTCCGTATAGACCGAGCCTCGCATAGGCTTCGGACGGAGTGAGGAACATGCCACCCAGCTTTGTACGTCTGAGGGCCACGTATGCGCAAAACGCATTGTCGATCGAATTGAAGAGTGAGGTTTCTGGGGATCCTGAGAGGCGCGCAAACACGCTGTCATAAACTTCACCGAAGATGGTGTAGCAACGACAGCCGTATTGCGTCCTCTGGAGCTCAGCCAACTCAGTCAGGTACTCTGGCTGGAAGGCTGCCATCAGGATGACGCGCTCAAGCTCTCTCAACAGGTATGAGATGGAACCATCTAACCTGTGGAAGTCTGTCTTATAGATCTTCTCCCTCGCTTCAGAACACACTTTCACCACCTTGGCGGCCACCTCAGCCGGACTTGCCCCGAACGCATACCACAACTGTCCCTTTATCTTTTCAGCAAGGGCATAAGTGTAGCGTGAGTAGGAGGCTTTGTCACGGCCATTAATGGTGGAGATTATCCGCGGGTCTTTAGGGGCAGCATATGCCTCCTTCTTGAGAAACGTTCTGACAATGGGTGGATAGTGGGGCCCAAAGTCGTTTGCTTCATCAAGAATGCGCCTCTGCGTGGGACGTGCCTGCTTAGCGTAAACATCTTCCATGTCTACTGGAACTAAGGTTCCGGCGGCGTCACCAAGGAACAAGCTAGTGAACTCAGAGATGTATTTCCACATCTCAGGGGAGACGGTCATCTCAAAGTTCAACTTAGCTGTTATCCTTCCCGTTACTGCAGCCTTGTCATTACCCAAGGTCTGATCGGGGGCGAATGCCCCATTGATGAAGGGCGGCATAAACGCCTGAAGAGAAGGTTTCGCCTCAGGGTCGTAGCTCGCGGCGTCAAACTGGTAGCGGATGACGGCTTCATTCAATGGAAACACAGTAGTAGGGACGTGAGGGGCACATTGCCTGTGGTAATCTGCCAAGATAGCGGCCTCATTACGGTCAATGTCTTTACTGTACGTGCAGACGGACCCGCTATTGAGAGTGATGGAGCTATTCCTTGCGGCAATAGCTATAGCCTCATCAACTTCAGCAGGAACGGTCACGCACCCAAGACTACCCAGCCCAGCGGTCGACACATAGATGCCATCAGTTGTCTGAACATGCATCCGTGTGAATTGGCCGACGGTGGGATTGAAACGAGTGAGAGGGTGACCAGACAGGGTGAACCACGCCACTATGGCGCGCCACCCGTTATATCTGGCCAGGGGAGTGAGGAGTACCAGGGACCGATGATCGGACACACGTCGGCGATCAACGAGGTAAACGCTGGCTCTGTAAGGTATGCCACCCCAGGTACGGTACGCGACCACACAGTCGGTGCCATAATCCCAAATGGGGTGGACATATCTCGCTCCCCCGCTAACACGCATGTCAACCAATCCTCCTGAGATGAAGGTGAAGGACTCTTCACCAGAGGAATTGGCGCTTGCGGTGGGGGTGAAAGTGTAGAGGAGGGTGGGCCGGGCGCTCTGCGTTAGCAGATGCGGCATGTCAACATAGTAGTCAACATCCACTAGCACACGTAGGTCAGTCTTCATTGGGAGATCATTCACCGCCTTAGCGGAAAGATCTTTGGCCCAGAAGTACTCGCGTG